TAACTTCATCAACCAGAATAGAAGCATCACCATATACTAATCCTTTAATTGGACCTTCTGCTATAGCATCTATAAAGGCGGCATTTTGCCTTGCAAACATATTATCATCTGCTTCAAATGAAGTATGGCTTCCTTTACCTTTAGAGCCACGAATTGTTATTAAACTCTTTTTACTCATTAGTAATAAGCTCCTCCACCTCTGCCATATCCTCCTCTACCTCTTCTATCTTGATATCCAGCCCCTTGCGTTGCTCCGTTGGCTACTGTTTTACTACCGTCTGTTCTAAAGTTTGGTATACCTACCATTTTTCTTCCTGCTGTTATTTTTTGTCTTGATGTCTGTGTAAAGAGAGAAGCAGAAACTGTTTTTGATCCAGTAATTATTCTACCGTAAACTAAAGGTATTGGTTCTCCTTGTTTGACTGTATTCACAGGGCCGCCGAATAGATAGTTATCTGCGGATTCTCCTGCAGAACCGTCTGGTACATCGGGGGCGAGCATCATTGCTGCTCCTCCTAATAACATAGCCATACCCATATAGCCCATACCTTGCATAGCTAACATACCCGTTAGACTGGCTCCTGAGGTAGCTGCAACAGCCGTTGCCATAGTATGCATTGTTCCAACTGCCGCTCCCGCTACTTGTTGTCCTACTAAACCAGCAGCTGCAGCATTAGCTCCACCAAATATTCCACCAGCAGATCCTATTCCAAAACTTGCTAATCCTCCAGTTAACCCTATTAAAGTTACTCCTAGTACCATCATCAACATTGAGTTCTTTGATCCTGCAATTACAGGCACAAAACTATAAGATTGAGTCATACTATTATCAGTTATTAAACATTCATCTAATGATTCTATAGGTTCATTATCAATAAGTACTTCGTAACCTTGTATTCCTTGTGATTCTGCTAAGAATTGACGCATACCTGGGCGCTGTGCCATAATAGCTGCAAGCGCTTCTGCGGGAGTTTTTACATTAAGTTCCCACTCTTCTCCAAATTTTTGACCTAGTGGTCCTTCTAGATAAATTTTTCTCATATCATACTCTGGTGTCTAACTGTTATTCTAGTTATTTGTTTCCACATTCCTGCGTAGTTATCTCTGCACGACAATCTGTTTGGTGCATGATGTAGCATTCTCCCACGTCCTACGTATATTCCTGCGTGGTTGGCAACATCTGAGTTCAGAGCCATTAACATGACGTCATGAACCTGGAGGCTATTATCTGCTACTCTAATAAATCCTTCTTTTTCAAAGTTCTCTATATATAGGTTTTTTCCTTTTTCCCAAAAATTCCACTCATAGTCTGGTGCATTGATTATTATATCTAATGGTTCGAAATAGTCTTTTAAGATAGTAAAACAATCATAGACGCCATAAACGAAAGGTCTTCCCAGTAAATCATAAGTTTCTTCTCTTGGTTCTAATTTTATCCATTCGTCATTTTTTCCAAAAATATACCACGGAATTCCTAATTTATCACAAGCAGCTCGGTCTAACTGACTCGGAGTTGGTTGTTCATGAGGGTGGCTATGTACTACTCCTACTACATCTCCAGTAGTAGTAACTTTTTTATAATCTAAAGGGTCAATTACGAAATCATTTTTAGGATTTTCTGCCTTATTTTCACAAGGAATCCAATTTAGTTTTCCTCGTTGTAGTTGTAAAAGACCACAAGCCTCTTTATCTCCTTGCTCCCATACATAGTGTTTTATATCTTCTAGTACTGATTCAATCATTAGTATAACGCTGCTCCTGGGAAACCACCAAAAGGTAACCCTACATTTCTTGTATCTCTGCCTAATTCTGCTGTAGCTGTTGCTCCTGATCCATCTCCTGATATAGTTACTGTTGGTACAGTAGTATACCCTACTCCATGATTAGTTAAAGTAACTTTAGCAACTTTACCACCACTTACTGTTGCATTAGCTGCTGCTGTTGTTGTTACTCCAGCACCTCCACCACTAAAGGCTACTGTTGCTGAAGAATATCCACTTCCTCCACCAGCTACTCCATTTACCATATCTATTTTGACTCTTGCTACTTTACCTAAAGCAGGTTCGTGTCCATAACGAATTGCACATGAATTTAACCTTTTTCCACATACGTCCCCAAATTCCCAATAAGAAATATTAGTAGGTTTAATAATATCATCTGCATCATCAGAAGTTGCAATACTATGAGCTGTTGTACATTTATACAAAGTAACTCTAGTAGCTTGCACATATCCATATACATCTTCATAAGTTCCGTCAAAGTCTGGGTCTGTATTACTATGTAATATAGAAGCAGCATTACTATCTGCACTATCATCATCTTCGACTGTTATAGAATAAGTAGTACCGCTGCCTTTTGCTTTTACATAAACAGGTATACTTTTATAATTATTATTAGCATGATCAAATCCTTTTAATATTACAAAATCCCCAACACTAAAAATATCTCTAGTGGGTGCGTTTGAAAAATAAAGAGTAGTTTCGTTAGTTCCTTTGACAACCCCTGTAGTACCATCAGAAGTTTTTTCTACTACAGGATAGATTCCTCCAATAGGTCTGTGATACTCTACATAATCTCCCACACTATAGCTAGTTGCAGCATATAAGTTATTTTTCCTATTAGCTGTTAAATCTTGTCTGCCCCAAGTAGCATAGCTAGTCACTCTATTATCATCTTTATCAAAGTATAATGTATGCTCTGTACTGTCAATTGTATATCTATTATCTGCAGGCCAGTCACAGCCACCTTGTTCGGTATCTTTATACTTCCAAGGACAACGTGCTGAAATAATCTGCCTTCTAGGTAACTTAACTCCTTGTACATCAAATGCAGTAACTAGTTCAAATTCTACCATTACGCCTGTTTCTGCCATTTTTCTTTCAATGTAGTATACATCTCTATTAAACTCTACAGGAGGATTAGTACCCATATATTTTTGAAGAGTCTTTCTTCTTATTACCTTTGCTCCTACTAAGTCATCATAGTTACTTAAATGCGCGCTCCAAAATTGGTTTAGATTTGCAAATCTAACAGTTGGCCTAGGTTGAGATCCTGTGCCTCTAACTTCCCACCCCTCTGATTCTACAGGAAATGCAGAATAAGTTTGCACTCCATAATGTTTAGGTTCTGTTGACCCAAAATTAGTTTCATCATTTAAGCTATACCAAGTAATATTTGCTGTTCCATTTGTTCCGTCATGAAAATAAAGCTTATCCACCCCAGCTCCTCCAATATCACTATCGGGAAGTATAACTTCAAAAACGGTTATTAAACCGCTTGATTGGGATTGGGATTGTAGGTCTGTAACTAACGAGTTGTTAGTTCCTACTATTGGTTCGCTCATGGCTCAAAGACCTCTTTGGCAGTTGCACTTAAAGTATAATAATTATCAGAAGTAAGAGCTCTACCAAATTCCTCTATTACTACTATTATAGCAGTTTCACTTCCATCATAAGGTATAGTTAGTTGACAAGTATCTACTCCTGCCAATGTAGTAAAAAATTGATGTAAATTATCAACATCTGCTTTAGTTCTATTATTAAAAGTTAAAGAAAATTTTCTCTGTACGTTATTTATACCGTCTCTAATTCTCATTTCGTAGCCATCTCCAAATTGCTGTTTTAATACGCGTACTGCTGCTGCATCTGTTATTCCTTTGTCATACACTACTGGCCCACTAAATCCTGTTATATTAGTTCCTTTAGAAACTGTGCTTCCATCTGTTTGTACTGTATTTGTTGTAATTCCTATTGCCATTATCCTGTTCTTCCTTTAGTACCTTGTGCATTAAGTAATCCACCAGGTCTCATTTCTTTTTGTAAATGCTGCTGTACTAATCCGCCAATCTGTCTTCCCATTCCTTGTAAGCCATCGCCAGTTACACTTGATTGTGAACCACCTTGACCGTCCATACTAATAGAGACATTGACTATATTTCCACCGCCTCCACTCATTTGAACAGGTATACTCTTACCATTAGGAAGGGGCACGACTGCTTCTGTTCCGTGAAGTTTTTGCATATAACCTGAAGTTGGACCCGTTGATATACCTCCATCACTCATACCACCGCCACCACCTGTAACCTTTGACACAGGTTTTATTGCGCCTGCTTGATTGGCTGCATTACTACCAGTACCAAACATACTCCAATTTCCCATGCCAGGAAACATCATTAACAAAAACTTTAATGCTGCCGCTTTTGCGAACATAGCTGCTAAATCTGCAAGTACTGATCTTGCTAAGTCTTTCATGGATTCTTTAAATGATTTAGTTCCGTCAATCATTGCTTGGAACATTGATTCAAAACCAGCAGATAATGTTTTTTGAATACCATCTACTAGTTCTACTTCTATTGCTAAGCTTTTTGTTGCCATTGCTTGATCTTTTAAGGTTTGTAGAACCTCCTCATCAATTTTTGAACCGTCTCTTTTAGCTATCAATAATAGATCATTAAATTCCTTTTGGGCAGGATTTAAAGTAAATACTTTTTCTCTTTGGAATTTCATTTCCTCAGTATTAGCGTGTGCTTTTGCTGTTAAGAATAACGAAGCATCTTCTGACTCTAGTTTATTCCGCTCTATTAGTAGTAAGTTTATTTGGTGTTGGGCTGCAATCTCTTTTTGTTTAATTGTATTGAATCTTAGTTGAGCCTGTGTATTGGCATCTATAATTAAGCCTTGACTATCTCTTACTCCACCTAAAGCACTACCATCTTTCTCTGTTATTGCATCGGCCGAGTTTTTATATTGTGTAACCATACCTTCAAGGCCTGTTATAGTTGAACCTGCTGCTGCATATGCGCTTCTTCTTTTCTCTCTTTTACCCGCAGAACCACCAAACAATTTCTCATCTAGTGCTGCTTGTTTCTTAGCTATAGCTACCTCTCTTTGCCACATTGCTTGATTTCGTGTAGCCGTTTCCATACCTTTTGCATGGTCTAAGAGTAACTTATCTATTCTTAGAGTTTCATCTTTTATTTTCTTACGTGTTGTCTCAATATCTACATTTGTTTGGGCATTGAGAACAAAACTTTCTGCTTGTGTTAACTCTTGATCAGCAAAATCTAAACCTTCCTCCTGCAAGATCAATCTTGCTTTATACTGTTCATAGGTTTCATCTTCTTTTTGTGCTAGCCTTGCTTGTATTTTTTCTTGTTCTGCTACTGTTTTACCTTCACCAACTTTTGCCTGTATTTGTTTCTCTAGTATAGAGAAAACTGCAAGTTCTGCTCCCTCTCTATCAAGTACTGCTTTATTCACAGCATTTGAATTAAGTATCACTTGCTGATCAATCTGATCCTTTTTGTTTGCTACATTCATTCCTTTTTCTTGGGAAATAACCAGAGCCTTCTCTGCTTGTAGCCTTGTATCTGCGAACTTGATTCCCATTGCCTGTAAATTAAGTGCACGCCCTCTCATCTTTTCTTGTACTCTAATCTTTTCATTGATTAGGTTAATTTGTTCAGTATCTTTTGTGGGTTGGGCACCTATTTCTGCTAACTCACCGTAAAGAGCCTGCTGTGATTTGAACCATTTCATTAAGTTACTACGAATTTGCTTTTGTTTTTTGGTTGCGTCGCTGCCCCCATAAGTTTCTTCTAAGTAAGCGTTAAATTTGTCTCGTGACTGCTCTCCGCCTGCAAGATTATATGCTCCTTGCTCTCCAAACAGTCCTGATGTTCTCAGCTTTTTAAAATCTGCTTGCGTTTGACCCCATTGTTTCATTTTGGAAGATAGAAATTCCGACCCTTTCGTCTTTTTGTTATCTGTTGTGCCTCGACCTTCGTCTAAGTTAAATAACTCCTTACCTCTAATCTCTTCTGACCTTTCTTGTCCTCTAATAGCTCTTGTAGCCATATCCTCTTCCATAAATATAAGAGAAGCTTTCATATCTGATATACTACTAGTATAAGCATCTACTAGGTCTTTATATGGGACGTCTTTGAATTTTCTTATTTGTTTATCCAACATTTTATTTACTGTTTGCTGGTTTTGTGCGAATCTTTTTGAGGCTTCTGAGGCATTTATTATTTCACTCGATATAGATCTATAGCCGTCTGCTGATTTACCTATTATTTGTTCACCACTAGACATTTCATCAACTAAACTGTCATATCTAGAATCAAACTGAGCGGCACTTTTTGCTAATTTCATAAATTGAGTGTGCGTATCATCGCCTACTTTCATTCCTTTATTAAGTTCTTTATTGTAGGCTTTAATTTGTTTAGGTATGTCCATACTTTGGAAAGCTTGTCCAGCTTGTTCTACCGACATCTTTAAATCTAGTAGATAATCTTCTGTACGAATATCTACCATTTTTTCTAACTCTACATTTAAATCTTCTAGTTTGCCTCTTAATTCTTCCGTTTCTTTTCTGGCTTTTGCAGCCTCTTCATCTAAGTTCTGAAACCATTTGACAACTGCTTTTATAGCTTCTACAACCATAAATAAAATACCAATTATACCTGCAGCTTTCATAGCCATATTCATAGCCCATGCAGCAGCAGTTGTAGCCGCTCTCATTGCCATTAAAGTTCCATTGTATATCATTTGGGAAGTCTTCCAAGCAGCTCTTTTACTGTTTTCTCCCAATTGAGTTGTAGCTACTTGTTTCATAGTATGACCTTTAAGATTAGCTTCTTGAATATTTAAGTGCATTTTAAATGCTCTTCTTTCGTCACGAGTCATTTTCATAAAGATGCCTTTTTTCTCGTGCATCATTCTTCTGTAGGCACTAATCTGTCGTTGACTCATAGCTTTTTGGTCTTTGCCTTTCATTTTTACACCCATGCCTTCCAGAGTCTTTTTACTTTTCTTTGGATCCATATCTACGTCGCTACCAAAAGCCTGTCCTATGCCAGAAAATGCATCTCCAGCACCTTTTGCACTAGCTTTCATTTCATCAAAGGACGATTTAAATTTTGCTTTAGAGGTATCTAAGGCAGTATTTAAATTGGGTAATATTTGGGCGATAATTGGGCGTACAAAGAGTAATACTGCAGCTATCAGTGCTCCTGTATTATCTTTGAAAAAGTTAAGTAAGGG